GCGCCTCATGGCGCTCCCGATCTGTTTAGATGCCGGGTATCTTACCGGTTTTCTCCCCTTTAGTAAGGGAGCATCTACTCTAACCTTTGCAACTATCAGCGTTACCGCTGTCGAGTATGGACACAAAAGAAGTTCTACTCCTTTTGGGTCTCGTAATCGAGGTCCTTAAGGACCTTGTTGCGTGGTTAGGTGGCCTTTCTCAGGAAAGTCCGCCCGACATAGCAGCCGTGGCTGGCTGGCTCGTCAACTCTTTTCGGAGTTGACCTATGTCTTACTCGCGTCATCACTCTACTACCCGCTACTTTAACGAAGGTGGCGGTGGTGTCGTGCAATACTTCCGTGCTATCGATTACGATGTCATGAAGAAGGTTAAGGGTCATTACCCTGATGCCAACAACATGAATCGTGATAGTTGGGAGTATACTTTCTGGGAAAGTCGCACTCGGACGACAAGTCCAAGTGATCCTAACCCGGAGTATGCGAGTAATGATCCCATCTCCGTGCTGGCGAATGTCACATTTCAGCTTCAGAATTGTTTCATTCCTGATTCCGACCGCGTCAATAATAAAGCCTATGGCAATTTTATTGGCAAGATGAAAGACTCCGCTCAAAATGCAAATAATGCACTTGAGGCTGGTCAATCTCTTGGTCAGATCATATCTCACGTCCAGAGCATCTCTGCTTCTGTTCATGCGATAAAGCGCGGTGATGTCCGTGGGGCTGCTAAGGCCTTGGGTGTTTCCATCTCTGGTAGTACCGAGCAACGTATTAAGCGGCGTGCCAAGCAGGCCGCTGATCGTTGGCTCGAGCTCCACTTTGGTTGGGAACCTCTTGTCCAGGACATTGGTTCTTCAATCGACATCCTCCAAGGGACAGGTAAATCCTCCCCTTTTACGGATGTTCGCTTGAAGTCCGGTGCCTCTGGTTCTGGCTCCACTCACGACGGTAGTGTTTCCATCCCCGGTGGCAACCTCCTCGACACTCAATCCGACAGTTTCTCTTGGACTGTCGGTTGTCGTGTCGGGGGAGTTGTTTCGGTCGAAAACCCTAACGTCGCTATTGCCAATCAGATGGGGTTTGTGAATCCCCTATCTGTCGCCTGGGAAGCCGTGCCATTTTCCTTTGTTGCTGATTGGTTCTCAAATGTCGGTCAATGCCTCTCGGCTATGACGGACATGTGGGGTTACCAGTTGCATCACGGGTGCACGTCCACTAAGGCGGTCGTGATGTATGTCCATCAATATACGCGTGAACAGGTAATCTTTAACCCTCAACTTGTAAAAGAAGAAGGTTATGGGATTAAATTTGTCCACATCTATAGAGTTGGCCATCTCATCACACCGGTCTTTCGATTTACCCCATTTAAGGGTTTCTCGTTAGCCCGGGGGGCTACAGCAATATCGCTGTTGGTCCAACAGATGCATGGACTTTAGTTCTCTCTGCATCATCAAGGAGATCGGTATATGCCGACCGCAGTTGACCTCACGGTCAAGAAGAATGACGGTACCACGGACATCGTGTACAACGTCGTCGCCGCATCCGA